GCTTGTACTTATATTTTTTCAGGATCTCCTCGTTGCCGCCGAAGGTGACGGTATAGTCGAATACCCTCGTGCCCTCCTTCTTGAAATCCGAAGGGTACCACAGCGTGTACCTTTCCCACTGGTACTCGATATACGTCCCGGTGGGCAGCTCCACGTGATCCACTAGGGAGTAACGCAGCTCCACCTTCTTCGCTTGCGCTATCGCCCGGTAACGATAGCTGTCATCGTCCACCGGGATGTCAAGCAATACCTCGCCCGTCTTATCATAGATACGCATCTCGAACGGTATTTAAAGGGTGTTCGAGACGCTTTCGGGCATACCCAGCAAGGCACGTACCCTCGCCTTGCAGTCGTTACGGTAACGCTCCAGACAGGCGAACTCGGCCTCAAACTCGGCCTTTCTCTCATTATCCGAGCTCAATTTATTCAGCGTTATCGCCTCTACCCGATCGGCGGAATACTCTCTCCGGACCAATCCGGACACGAGACTGTCATAACTCGCGGAAGTCGCCTCGACCAGCGTACCGCCATCCTCGCACGTGCCGGTATAGGCGTAAGCCGTGCAAGGCTCCAGTTCCGGTTCGCCCCCATAGCCCTCCGGAACGTGGTTCTCCAAGACCTCCTCGTTCAGGTATAGCAGGTAATGGTTGTCATCGTATTTTACGAATGTCTTTCTCTCCGTGTAAATCGCTCTTGTCTCCATATATTTAAATGTTTTTTAGCCGACCCGGAAGGATCGGCCAAGAGCGATCCCTACGGGTCAAGTGAACCTGAAAAATTTCTTACCGAACTTGTTGGTGAGCACCTTTATCACGGTATCCACCGGCAAGTCCTCGTGAGAGAAGTCCGTGAGCGCCTGATCAATCAAGACGGCGGAACCGGTGAAAGCGTAACGCTCCTCGCCTTTCCATCGGAAACGTATGGCGAGGCACTTCTTTGGCGTGCCGTCCTCGTTTCTCTCGATCTTGCTATCCTC